CATTATATTAGAATGCTCAAGTATATAACCAACCGCGTTTTTCATAAATTCGTCTTTGTCATAATCATTTATTTGTAAATTCTGTAGTTCTAATAAAAATTCGCTACTTTCACATACGGTTAAAAGCTCATTATATAAATTAAAAAATATATAGCTATAAAATAACATAACTACTTTTTCATCAAATATACTATTGATTTTCACGGTTTTAGATGAAGAATAGTTGCTCATCAAAAATTTATTATATAAAAAAACAGGCATAAGTTCTATTAATATTTTACACCTATTAGAAATTAATTTAAATGCTAACAACAATTCTGGTCGCGCATTAAAAGTATTAATAGCATTATAATATTTTTGCATTATGTTATAAATGTCTTTATTGTGAATATCCGATAGTTTCCAATGTTTTGGAATTGCCCCATAATTTATATTTTTATTTAACATAATCGATGGAAAAATATATAAGAAATTCATAATATAGTTTTGATAAAATTTCATATTTTCTACATCAATAGTTAGTTCTAAATTTTGAGAGAATTTGGCAAAATCGCTTTTACTAATATTGGATTGCTTACTTATTATTTGTAATATATTTTGCTTTAACAATAGTACTGATTTTCCCAAGAAATTTTTAAAACTACGAAGCTCCTGATTTTCACTACTTACAATTGAAAAATTATCTAATAAACTTTCCAATTTATTTATAAATTCATCGTCCAATTTATAATAACTATTTTGCGTATATGCTTCTATTAATATACGCATTAATTCAATGTTATTTATTATGGGATAATTTGCTGCTATATGTATTATATTTTTCTTACTTATAATATGTATTAATTCTATAAAAGAAGAAAAATTATAAACTTTGCCTTGACTTTTGAGAGAATCTATTATTTCTCTTAATGTTTTAGTACTATCAAATTCTAATGGCTTATCCAAGCACAATCCTTTTAATTCTTCGTCGATTGGCAATAAATTAGCAAAATTACAGAAATATATGAATGCTTTATAAACCAATTCTTCGCTGAAACTTGTTGTTTGCGAAATCACCTTTTGTTTAGTATTTTGTGGATTATATAGTTGTGGCGCATAAGTAAGTAGATCTATACTAGTTAACAAATTGTTATAAAATTTAACTGCTTTGTTATCTACCAATATTGAGTTATCTTCGCTTGTAAAATAATCAACAGTATTTTTACCCGAATTACAGCACGCATTTTCTAAAAATGGATTGTCATTCGAATTCTTTAATAAAGGAGTGTTTTTTTTAACAATATTTTGTATTTTTTCTATAATATAACAACTGCTATATATTGCCTTTGATTCTATTAATTCTTTAATATTGTTTTTTTCACCGCGAGAGAATGTCTCATATAGTTTGGTTTTAAATCCATCGTCTAGCGCGCTTATATTTTCAGATGAAATTTTAATATCATATAACGGTGGATTAAATGTATGCCAATTGTTTATAGATAAATAATCTGGTATTGCGTCAGTTGTTGCTTCTTCTGATAATAAATAAGCGCGCTTCTTATTCAAATGAAGTGCTAATTCTTTGTTAGACACAATATATCTCTCTATAAGCGCCTCCATTTTTTTTATAATAGTAGATTCAGACATTTTTAATATGCTATTCCATGGTTTGATTGAACTTTTTATTTTATTTGCTATACAAGCAATATAGGCAAGTGTTGTTTTGTCCTCTTCACCGTCCAATGGATAGCCTTTAAACGACTTAATACACCCAGGAAATGTTTTTTTAGATTTTAAAGTCGGAACATTTATTTGAATAGCATATACTATGAAAGTTAGCGTCAATAATAGTAATGATGAGTTGTATGTTTCTTCATAACTTGGCATTGCCTTTACTTTACCCTCTTTTTTTGTAGATTTTAACATAATTTCATCATATTGTTTCTTTGTTGGAATACTAGAATTTTGAATAGTTAATACGTTATTTATAATTAGTTCATGGTTATTAACTATATTAATACCAATCATTAAGCACATCGATTTAACTATATTTAATATTATTTGCGTATTTGGATTCGAAGATTTTGTTTTAGTTAATCCAGATACTTGCGCGTCGGGATTAATAGTATATTCATTTTCTATAACAGCACTTGTATATAATTTATATCCTTTTTCATCATATCCCTCATCAGTATTAAACTCAATAGACTTAATAATATATCCACTGTATTTATCCACCCAGTAGTTATTGTCGTCGCTCAGTGTTCCTTGTGTAGCACATATGTAATCTAACTCTTTGGCAAAATCCTGTTTATTAATAAACACATTTGCCAGTTTCAACAAAAATAATGGCATTAGTGGTTGTCCTGTTTTAATACAATATAACCAGAACGGGACCTCATCTTTAATTGCTTGGCGTGTAAAATTTATACAGAATTTTTTTATTGTAGAATATTTGAATGCTATGTCTTTCATTTTCAATATTCCATCTCTCAACTTTATATATGGAGACACTATTTTATTTTCCTGACTAACACTAGGATCCTCCAAACTTAATAAATAAGTGTTTATTGTTTCATTTTTCTTATTATTTATATTAATAAGTGCTTGAATTCGCACTTTAGAATTTTCATAATTTGTATTTATTTTACCCTTAATATCTTCTATGCTTAAATCGTATTTATTCTCAAAATTTTTCAATATTTCATCTACTTCTTTAGTAACATTTACCTTTTTGGCATCAGCAAGCGATAAACATTTAGTATCCTTTGATATACATTCTTTATTGGAATCGCAAAAAATTTGATTTGACTGAATGTAAAAATTATCTTCAAATTTAGGATCTATTATCCACGCATCATTTGTTCGCAAATAAACATAGTTTTTATTACTTACTTTATCAACCAATATAGCATAATCACCATCGCTAATCTCTCGTTTTTCATCTAATATTGCCTTTGCTTCGCGAAATGCTCGTGGTTTAGTTAAATTCATAAGTGTCATTAATTTATTTGCTAAAAAATCTAAAAATTGTTTTGTATCCATAGCAGAACGCTCTGTTTTATATTCGTTTAATATGCTATAAAAAGTATTATCATATATTGAATCAAAATATATAAGTTTATTATTATCATTTTCAAGCGATTGTAGCGTATTATATTTTTTAGACAATACATATTTTTCGCAAGTAGTTTCCATAGTATCCAACTCACCTTTTAATATATCTTTTGACGAAACTTGCTCAGTTGTAGTAGTTTTACTCATTTCTTCATCTTTAGTTTTTTCTTTTTCTTTTGTATATGCTTTTATGAAATTTTCAAGTAAATTACCGACTATTAGATCCATAATATTTTTATTAATGCTTTGCATGAAAAATTCGGCACTGTCAATTTTGACAATATAACTATACAATTCTTCTGTGTTATTTATTTGCTCTTCGCTTATTTTATAAAAATTAAACAATTCATCTTTTAATTCTTTTGTTAGAAGGCTAAAGGAATAAGTTATAGCCGATTCTTTGCTGTTATTTTGGGCCGCCTCTTTAATGGTTCTTATGAGATTTGAAAAATTGGCTTCTTCGTATTTGTAATTTTTCTTATATAGATCGATGTTTGAACTAATTATTTTTCTGATATTTTTATAATCTATTATATGTAAATTATACAAATCAATATTTAGTCCCTGTAAATCATACACAAACTCCAACAAGTTATATTTGCGATTTTCTAATGAGTTGGGTTTATATGTTGTTATATATTCTTTAATAAACGAACTGTTTGTAGGTATAAAAGATTCCAGTAAATAATTCATTTTTTCCAAATAAGGAAGTTCTAGCGACTCATCAATATTGAAATTATTAATATTTTGTAATAACTTATTATTATGAATATTTGCGTGGCTATTTATAAATTTAGATTTATCGGCATCTTCCAAAACATATTTATTGTAATGCGTATTTTTATTTAATAGTTCATGGTAATTAATAAAATTAATGTTCAAATTTGCCCTGTCGCATATATTTGTATAAGGACTATTGATTTTAGAAAAATTAAATAAAGGCAATGGTAGTGTTATAAACCCTATAATATTTACAAAATCATTTGGAACTAACTTACTGATTTTATTGAATTTCTTATTATTTACATAATAAGTTTCCAACATATTTAATCCATCATTATATACATCAATCATAAAACGACTTTTTGACAATTCACCTTTAACCATGCTATAATTATAAAAATCATCTACAATAGAATTAACCATTTCTATTTGCGTATTTACATTGATATTTTGCTCACTATAATTAGAGTAATTATCTAATAATCCAATTAAGGATTTTATATGCTCTTTATAATTGTTTATTTTTTCTTTTGAACTGTTATTTGCCCAGTTTAATGCTATAGTATTTAGTGTTTCTACAAATTCACCTAAATGTTGATAATTATACGAGTCGGCATCTTCTAAATGCTCAGTATTTTCAGTTTCATTTATTATTAAGTTTCGAACATTTGACAACACAGGTAATATGTAATATAATTTTTTATTTAAATTAAACAATTGTTCTTTTAAATGCTTATAATGTTGCCCACGATCTTCTATTAATGATGGGTTGTTATTTGCGTCAAAATGAGAGTATAATGTTCGCAATTGTTTATAGTAATTTAATTCACTATGGATTTGATTAATTACTTCTTCTGTGCGTTGCTCGGGTAAATAAGCATTTATTAACTTATCTAAATAATCATTTGTTTGTTTATCTAAACTATAACGCTGTTCGCCTTCTGACACATTTACTTCATGTTCTAAATCATCTAATTCTACTCCTAATTCAATAGTGTCTATTATTATGTCTTCCAATTCAGATTTACTAGTATATGCTTTTAAATCATAGTCGAGTTCTTGCGTATCATCCTGATTTAAAAAACTTTCTTCTATAGCATCAGAACTACTAAATGACTTAGATTTATCTTCTTGTGAAACAAGCAGTTTTGTTTCATCTAATTTTTCACGAACTATTATTTTTTCAATATTTAAATGTTCTGGAATACCAGAATAAGCAAAATCAATATATAACAAATCTTTATCTGGCAATGTAGTTATTTCTATCATATCATTTTCAATATTTGTAATTATACCATTTAGCACTTTAGGTATTGGTTCTCCAAAATAAATGGAAATGTATTTTTTCATTTCTAAATTATTCTGAACAACAAAACTTGGACTTTTATGCCTGCTCAATAATAATATATTTGCTATTGATTCTTCTTCTAGTTTTCCCGTTGGAGTTATATTTAATGTAATTATTTTTTCGGGATTTATTAATACTATCTTTTCCTGAGTGATAAATTTAATAAAATATATTTTGTCATGTAATGAAATATTTGTAGGGGCATCAAATTGGATAATATCTCCTAATTGAAGTTTAATATTACTTGTTAGAAGTGATCCTTGTACTTCTTGTTCTTGTTCTTCTTCTTCTTCTTCTTCTTGTTCTTCTTGTTCCAATTTACTCATAGTAATCTTATATTTATAATAGAAATTAATATAATTTTAATATTATTTCCAGTTAAATAATATTAAAATAATATCTAATATCAAATATCAAATATCAAATATCAAATGTCGAATAAATATTATATTTATAAGATTTAAAGGTTATTTATGATGTAATATTATTATTATAGATTAATTTCTATGGTAACTATTACAAATTCAATTAATCTTAATGTTACACATGTATTAAATAATGAAGACAATAATTTTACTATTAAAAAATATACTTTCAATAATAATGAATACAAAATTATTAGATATGTAAAGGAAAAATTAAAAACTATGGATTTTTATAATCAACACGAAAAATATTTGGAAGTTTCTAAATATCGTTCTGTTATTATTAGAAATAATAAAGTCGTGTGTTTTGCTCCAGAAAAATCGTTAGATTATCCTCTTTTTGTAGATAAATATAGTACAGAAAATAGTTGGTTGGAAGATTTTATCGATGGCACAATGATTAATGTGTTTTATGATAATATTAAAGAAACTTGGGAAATTGCCACTCGTTCTACAATTGGAGCAAATATTGTCTTCTTTAATGATGTTAAAAATTACAAATATTTTGATAATAACAATT